TATGGTGCAGCATTTGGATCATAAGCATTAGCGCCATCTCCACTCCATGGATTATCAGTTGCTCCAACTGCTACAGCGTCGGGCAAACATGCTGGTGAGAATACGGCTCTTCTATTTGAGTCATTACCAACGGCGGCAATAACAGGTACATTTGCTAACTTTAAAGTTGAGATTGACTGCGCCATTCCAGCAGGAACTCTGCAGTTACCCATCACAGCACCTTGTGCTAGTAGTACTACTGAGATGTTGTATTTCTCTCGATTAGCAACAACCCAATTTAATGCAACCTGTACATCATTTAAACTATAAAGACCTGCAACTCCTGCTGGAGTCATTCCTACAATTCGTATTGGAATTATCTTTGCAGTTGGATTTACAGCCGTGACAATAGATGCCATTTGTGTCCCGTGATTTAACATCTTGTCATTTGTAGGAGCAAGGTTCGCAGCCCCTGGACCTTCCATATTTGATTGAAGGTTTGGACATCTTGGAAGATTAATTAAGCAAACCTCATAAGCAATATTATTTGCAAATAAGGATGTAGCAACTCCACTATCAATGATTGCAATAGTTGGTTCGCTGTTTGCTTTTGCAGGTGATATAAGTCCAGTTATTAAAACTAGAACAAGCATTAGTATTTTTTTCATGTTATGAATGTATCCCTCCGTCCCATTCGGGACTCGTTTGTTCTCCGTGTTATTTCCCTCGAAACTAAAGTGATGTCTCGTTCTTGATTTGAGAGCATCATCTCTAAGATCTTGCGATAAGCATATCTCTCTTCATGGGTATCTCCTAATTGGAGAATCTCTGGATCAGTAGCAATTTGAGCCTTGGCTAAACTTACCGTTGAGCCTTTTGAAGCAGCGCCCATCTTAGTTATGAGTAACTTATTCTCAGCCAGGTCTAAGGCTCGTTGAGCCTCACGCTCACGTAGTTGAGCCTGAACTAACTGAGAGGCAATGTAATCAGCCCAACCAGTTAGTGTGGTAAACATCACAGCCAAGTCTTCGCTGCTTAAGTCTGTTATATCTGGCGGAAGTATGGCCTGATCATACTGTGGCTTAGGAAGAGCAAGCCCCTTCTTCATTAAAACATCTATTTCGTTCATCAGTCTCCAATTAATGCACAGGACTTGCATCCTTTAGGATCAACATTACAGGCAGGTGAAACACCTGCATCAACTGCATCTATAACTTTCTGTGCAGCGTTAAAAATTCTTTCTACAATATAGTAATCTGATTTTATAGTGAACTCTTTGTAGTCTTGATCAGACTTTAATTCATAAATAAAAACTATTTCATTTGGAGCATCATTACCAAATTGCCTCTTGGCTAACTCTAGGTACATTTGACCTTGAAGTAAATGAGACCTGAATGGACGACGTACATTTTTCCAAGCCTTTGTTAAGTCTCCATCGGCATCGTAAAGCAACTCTGGTGCTTCAAATCTAAGAGTGCCTGCACCAATAGACTTGATTTCAATCAAACAATCTTCTCCAATACCTTTAACCCAGCCATCGGCATGGCCGTGAATACGCAGTGGTTCATAGACAAGGGGTACTTCTTTATACTCGTGTGCCTCTGTGTCTACCTCTTTAGATACTTCCCAACCACTGCCGTTTAGACCTTCCCAGTAACCGTAAAGAACACCCATATCTGAAAGTCTATTTTGCCACTTAGCATGGATGTAGTGCCCTTCATCAAAGATATTTTGAAGACGAAGATTAGGTTTGTCTCTCTTTGCCTTGCCACCATTTAATAGGTAATAAGCATACTTATGACACCAATCAGACTTAATAATTTCAGAAGGATGCAGTACATCTGTCCTTCTATCTGAGTCTGGTTGTCTCATTAGGTGGCGTTCTATTTCACCTATCAATCTAGTGTCAGCCTTTTTAGTATCAAGGAACTTTTGTAAATCATTTTTAGGTGTTGCCATTAGTATTCCTTGTCTGTACTGAAAATAAAATCTTTTAGGGACATTTTCTTTTTGTATTTCTTTTGCCACGTTCGAGTCAATGCATTTCGTTCTCTGTGACTTAGTCCTCCCCAGATTCCGTGTGGTTCATCTCTCTTGACTGCATCCCATAAACATTCGGCACGTACTGGACAATGATTTTTTCCTGTCTCACCAAGACAGAATGCTTTGGCCTGATTAGCAATTGTTTTGTACTGCTCTTTATCACGGGGAGGGTAAAAGATGTCGGTGTCTTGTCCTGAACATCTTGCTTTGTATCTCCAGGCATACTCTGGTTCGTCCATGTGTTAGGCATCCTTGACTTTCTCTCGCATTTCGATGAAATCGTCTTCAAGAAGAACTACATAGTTCTCTCCATCTAAATGGATACCAAGTACTGGCATTCTTCCATCCAGAATTGCCTCTCTTACTATTTTCTTTAAGACAATAGACTTTATCGTAGTCTGTTTTTTACCAGTCCACTTATGTTCGATCAACAGGTCGGCTGATCTTACATCGCCTTTACGTGACCAAAATGCACCAGATGCTGCGTTACGAGATCCACTCACTTTTTTAGCAAGTCTTTTCTCATGCTTCTGAGATTCTTTTTGTCCCTTAGTCTTCAAGTTCTATTTTGCCATTCTCGTAACCAACAATTAATCGAGGGACAATATAGAAAAGTGTTTCTCTCCAAAAGCAGGGGGAACATCCACAAAAAAGTTCTCCAGAAAGTGTTTCGGAAATTTCATTTTCATGTCCTTCCCACAAGGCTTCAAAGAGCATGTCAGTATAGTCTTCAACACCTTTTTCTAAATCATGCGCCCATGCTTGATCGTTAACTTTGAACTTTTTATTTTCAATCATCGTCACTATCTCCAGCCATCGGTACATCGGAGGAGTTAAGGACAACCTTTTGTAGTTCTTCCTTGAGATCAATTTCGCCACGGATACTATCAATAACTGGTTCAATTCCCTGCCATTTTCTTTCTCCATAGTAATACCACCCGCCCTTACGATCTATTATTCCTTTTACTACTGCTAATGCTGCAATCTCTTTTGCAAAATCATACTCTCCAGGTAAACATGGTCCACCTTCTGCAAAATAAAAATCAAAGTATGCTACCCGTTGTGGTGGGGCTGTTTTATTTTTTAATGTACGAACCTTTATTCTTTGTCCAATACGAATTTTATTTCCACTAGGACCTACTTCAATCCATTCATCTCTACGAATTTCACAACGAGTAAAAAAGGCATAGTTTTTACCTTCTCCACCTGGAGTTGTTCTTGGGTCGCCATGCATTACGCCTATTTTCATTCGGTATTGGTTAATAATTAATCCTAAAACAGGACGCTCATCTTCTACAAGACTTCTTTTAATTGCAGAACCAACTACACGAAAGAACTTGTTGGTGAGTAATGCACCTCTACCAACCGTCATTTCATTCATATCTTTTTCCATTTCGGGAGCAGGAGATAGGGCTGGTAAAGAATCAATAACAATTGCATCCACAGATTTTGATTCTGCAAATTCAATAACTGCTTGATAGGCCTCTTCCATAACATTTGTTTCAATTACGATTACTCTTTTAGTGTCTACTCCACACATCTCTGCGTATTCAGGAACCCACTGTTCAGCGGCTACCCACACAGTTGTGTGATCAGGGTTTAATCTTTGGTTTGCAGCAACAGTTTTTAATGCAACAGCGGTTTTTCCATGAGATGGTTCTCCAATTAATTCGTTCCATTGGTTTCCTGGGAATCCTCCTCCGAGTACGTAATCCAGTGTCGTTGAACCAGAAGTGATACGAGGAACCAGATCACTCCTGATATCAGAAGCAATAACGACCACGTTAGTGCCAAACTTTTTATTGAGTTGAGCAACAATTTTTTTCGCTTCATCATTCATTATTCTATTCTTCCAATAATATTTTGCGGATTATAATTATTTTGTGTGTCATTTCCTAAAGACTGTTTTACATTTCCTTCAACTTTTGCACCAGTTAATGACCCAAATTTACTTCCAGATTGAGACAAGGGATAACCACAGTCGTAACATCTAGAAGCGGCATTAGCAACAGACATATAGTTATTAGAACCACACTCAGGACATGTTTGAATTTGTTTTGCGCTTTGGGCTTTAGTGGTTGATTGTTGTGGAACAGGTGGTTCAAACCTAGTCATCGGTTGTTGAGAGGGTGCTACAGGAAGGTCAACAGGTCTTTGTTGTTGTGTGTTGGGTTGTGAACCCAATTGTTTTGACCACCAATCAGCGTTGCTCATTTTGCTTCTCCCCACTTATCTACTATTTTTACATCTGCAATTAAAGGAACTGTAATTGCTGGGATGTTTACGCCTTCCATTGATTCTCTAATCGCTTCTGCTACTGAGTCGGCTAGATCTTCACGAGCCACTGTAACAAGTTCATCATGCACAGTCAAAATTACATTTGCTCCTGGCTCTGTTACAAAACAAGAGTGTGCCCTTATAATGGCTAATTTCATTAAATCTGCTGCAGAGCCTTGAATTACTGTATTAAAAGCCTGTCTTTCTGCTCTTGATCTAAGTCCTGGTTCTTTGCTTTTTAAATCAGGCAGGTACCTTCTACGTCCTAGGACAGTAGGAACGTATGGAACTGGAGTTTTTGATACTGCTTGACGAATAACTCTAGCCTTATATTTAGATATATCATTAAACTTTTCGGTAAATCTATTTAATAAGTTCTTTGCATCCGTAACTGTGCAACCAATACTTGCTGCAATTTTATCTGGACCAACTCCATAGGCAATAGACAGTACTAAAACCTTTCCTGCTTGACGATCTACCCCCATCGTATTACCTATAGTTGTGTAGATGTCTTCTCTATCTAAATAGTTTTTCATCATAATAGGGTCTTTAGAAAACGAAGCAATGATTCGAGGTTCAATTTGAGAATAGTCTGCAACTATTAATTTATATCCAGGAGGTGCTACAAAAAGATTTCTAATTAGTTTTCCGTATTGACCCCCACTAGGAATGTTTTGTAAATTTGGATCACTACTAGAGAATCGTCCTGTTTCTGCTCCATGGGCTTTAAAGTTGGTGTGAACTCTTCCGTTAATTAACAAACTTTTTTTGTCAAATATTTTTTCTTTACCCATAGTGGTTCTAGTAACTTCTCCACCTAGGTATGGCATAACGTAAGTAGTCATTAATTTATTTAGATCTTGATACTCAAGTATGGCATCTACTAACTCATCTTTAGATCGGTAAAACTCTAAAGCATCTGAAGAAACAGAGTAGTGATGAATAGTTAAATTTGCTGGATCAGTTTGTGCAACCGCTTGACCCCGTGCTGTCAAGGCTACTTTTACACGCAAGTTAGGTTTTATACCACGGCCTTCTGGGGCTGGTGAAAATAGTAACTCTTGTTTTTCTTTTACAGAGTTCATTGCAAAAGGTTTTCCTGTTAATTTCCAAGCCTTGGCTTTTGCTAAATCAATATCCTTTTCAAGCCGTGCTTTTAAAGCAGTAAGTTCTTCAACATCAATTGTTGCTCCAGTTAATTCCATATCACAAAGTGCTGGAATTAAAGCCATCTCTAAATCCCACACATCTTTTAATCCGTTTTGTAATTTTGGAACAAAAGTTTTGTATAAGTTCCAAGTAACTTCGGCGTCTATGCCTGCGTATTTTGCCACAACAGAAAAAGCGTGGGCTTCAACTTCAGCACCAACTCCTTTTTCTACTTTTAAACTTAACTCTCGTTCTGCACAAGCAGCAAGACTCAACCCAATTCTATTTCTATTATCTATAATAAACGCAGCCATTAATGTATCAAAGAAAGGTTTAGATGGAACTACTCCCCTGTAATACTTTGCTACTGATTTAAGATCAAACTTAATGTTGTGACCTATTTTTAATTTATTACTAAAAAATAAAGGTTTTAATTCTTTAAAAACTTCTCCAGGCAACAACTGTTCAGGAGGTGAATCGAATACTGGTTTCCATTTTGCTTGATTTTTAGAATAGTCTGCATCGGTTAAAGTTTTACCTGCAGCAAATTTTCTCTGTCCACTTAGTAGTAATTCTTTATCCCAGTGTAAAAACTCTCCATTAGGATGACCCATTGGAATAACATCGACTCTTCCCTCTGTTGCTAAAGATACCCAAAGGACATCATTAACCACGGGTTGAAGTCTATTGTCTCCTACTGTTTCAACATCGAATGCAAACGCATCAACATTAGTGTAAAACTTTACAAGATCTTTTAATTGTTCTTTAGTAGTAATGATATTCATAATTTTCCCTCACTTATAAGATAAGTGGAGGAGCCTGAAAACGGAAAATAAACAGGCTCCACCACAATGGAGTTTTGGTTAAACCAAAGAACGAGCAATCTTTAACATTTCGGAGCGAGGGGTCTCTCGAATTACGTCGGCTGTATATGGAACAGCCCTTGCTACTAGTTCTTGAACCTCATCGAGATTCAAACTCCATTCCTCTGCAAGGTCACGACCACGAACAAACTCCATAGTGTAGTTTGTTGTAGGCCCCGTACCCATGCGAGAAATCTCCCAGAACTCTTTTGACAGAGGTCCTTTGCGCTCATCTTCATGAGACTTTTTAACTAAACGTGCAAGTGTTGGTGGTGCTGTGAGAATTTGCACTCCCTGTGCTTCTCCAGACAAAACCAAAACATTAAATGCAAAACGTGATCTTGGTTTACTTCCAAGAATATCTGTAAACGGATCGTTATCTGCTAGAGCAACAAAAGATTTCTTTCCTGTTGGACGTTCAATCCAATGTTGTTCATAGACACGGAATGGTCCGTCCTCTAAGAATTTAATTAACTGAGGTTTTTCAGAAAATTTAAATTCTGTTGGGAACTCAGATGAGGTTTCTGTTAATAGAGCCTCTGCTGCTTCCCATCCTTGTTGAACTGTAGTACCAATCTTTGGTTCTGCAGTTTCACTGTCTTCGTCTAAATAATCTGCAGGGTTTGCTGCAATATCATTTGTTGGTTTAGTAATTGGCATTTGTTTCCTTCTTTGGTAGTGATGCACGGAGTATGTTGTATCGCTGTACAACTTAATATCTACTGGCTCTCGGTGGTTGTGATTTCCTTCCAGCGGCTAACTAAAGCCTCTGTTAGATCATCTTGGTTGGACCACTCTACACGAGCAGTTCCAAGTAAGCCTCGCTTTGAAAACTCTTCAATAGCGGACTCAATGAGGTGTCTGGTATAAACCCGATTTCCTCCAGTCTTTTGACCTTTTACAGTCTTAGACCTAAGTCTATACGGGGCACGTGGGATATACCCTTTCCTCTCCCATAGTCGGATAGTAACAATTGTCTTTTCTAATGCTTGTGCTAGTGCACCAATAGTAAAGACTTCTGTTTCTTTTCCTCCTAATGTTTTAATAATTGGGTTTGAATCCCAACCATTACTCTCTCCGTGTTTACGGCGAGAAACTTTTGGATCTTCTTCACGACGCTTTCTTTTGGAACCTGGTATGTATTCTAGGTCAGCAAATGCTTCTAGAATCTCATCGTCTCCACGTAGTCCAGCCATGATTACCTCTTGTTTAAAATTAGAGCCCAGACAATTTTTTGTGGATACATTAAATCAACTTCTTCTTCAGTTAATTTTCCTTCGTACAGTGCAGCCATTAGAGCATCTTCATCAATAATTTGAATAGTTTTATAGAGTTCATTTTCTAAACCCTTAGAAACGATTAGGTTGTCAGCCATTTGTGGATCAATTTTGCGAGATACTCTTTTCTGCTTTTGTAACATAGTTACGCCGTCTATTTCAGACGACAACTCAACAAAAAGATTTCCACTTCCATCGACTTCACCATTAGCGTCTATGTCTTCAAATAATTTTTCTCTTAAAGACTTTAACTCTGATTCAAAGTACTCTACTTGTTTTTTAAAGAAGATGTATTGTTTAGCCTGCGATTCAAGATCATCTACTGCAGGTACTCTTGGTTCTTCTTCTTTTACTCTTGCCATGTTAACCCCCTCAAGGTCGTTGTTTCTGTAGGAAACCTATCAGACTTCCTACCGTTAGGTCAATTCCGCCTTTAGCATTTATGCCCTCACCATCCATAACGGCGTCTGCTACGGCATTTTTTTGCTGTAGCATCTCATGTTGCCTTTCTTCAATAGAATTTAAAACAATAAAATCTTGAATAATGATACTTGGCCATCGACTTGATGCTCTTTTAATTCGCCCATTCCGCTGAATAGACAGCCCTGCAGACCATGGTAAATCATAGTTAACTAAAAGATTAGCAATTGGAAGGTCTACTCCATAACCTCCAGCATCAGATGAAATAAATACTCGACATTCTGGATCTGTTAAAAACTTTTCTTTACTGGCTTCTTTTTCTTTTGCATTCATATCCCCCGTGTATAGAGTTCCACCTATTTCTTTTTGTATTAAAGATAACATTCCAACCCAAGATGTAAAGACCACAACCTTTGCTTCAGGATCGGTATCTAAATGATCTAGAACATAAGATTTTAATTCTTGTAATTTGGATGACTTGGTTATTCCATCCAACAGTCCTCTTTCTTTTAAACTATAAACATACGCACTGCCTGTTCCTAATTGTTTTTCAAAAAGTACAGCACTATTATTTAATAGGTCTGGGTGATCACACAACATTCTTAAAGCAGTTATTTTAGACATGATAGATCCTCTAAGCATATCTGCAGGACTTCCTGGTTTACTATCGTGACCATAGTGTGCTAATAAAGAAAAATTTGCACCTAGCAGTTGTTGCGCTTCATATAGTTCTTGGCTAAGTTCATCAGCAATAAAATTATACAAACTAGAAGTTTTATTATCAAAAGTTATTTGTATTGGATCACGATAAATAGTGTCTGGTAGATAGGGTGCAACATCTGGATCAGTTTGAAGTTTACGAACAGATGCGCTCTTCATTTTTTCATGAAAGATAGGAAGGTTACGATATCTTTGAACGCCACCAAAATGGTTACGAACAATAAAAGTTTGATCAAACAAATCAAATCTACCTAAAAGTGTTGGATCAACAAATTGCATAATGCTATAAACCTCTTCGGGTCTTCCATTTTCAATTGGAGTTCCAGTAAGAGCAAATCTAATAGGAACATTTGTTGATAATTTTTTTACAGCCTTTGAACGTTTTGATCTAAAACCTTTGATGGCTGTCGCTTCGTCACAAACAATTGCACCCCATTCATAATCTTTAATAAGATCCCAATCATTTACTATTGTTTCGTAATTGCAGATAATGTAATCAGTGTGCTCTTCCCACTCCATGTCACGCATCCAACGAACTGCACGAGTTGATTTAGAACCGTCAATAACAATTGTTCTAGCATCAGAAAACTTAGTTATTTCTTTTTCCCATTGGTACTTTAAACTAGATAAAGCAATTATTAAAATTGGTTTAGTTAGTTCTTCATTTTCTTTTAGTTTTTCTAAAGCAGCAATTGTCATACAAGTTTTGCCAAGTCCCATTTCATAAGCCACAAGCATCTTTTTACGGTTAACCATTTTGTCTACTGCCTCTGGTTGATAAGGTTTTAAATTTCCTTTAAACATTATCTATTGGTGTTGGCGCAGTGGCTAGAGCACCGCATAACACACACTCCATGTCTAACATATACAAAGAAATTTCCCCATCTTCAAACATTGCTTTTACACTCCACAATGTGGAACCACAAACACACACTTCAAGTGGATGATCTTTATCTCTAAGATCCATCATAGATATGCTGCTTTACCTAAGATAGATGTTTTTGAAAGTTTTATACCTCGTTCAATTTCTTCCTCAGTCATATCGCCAACGTCTTTTACTTCAATACCTGTGTAGTTAAAGTAAGAAAGTTCTAATCCATACTTTCTAGAAAAACCATGCATTTGTTCATTGGCAGTTTGACCAGCCTTATCATTATCAAATGCTGCAATAATCTTTGATGCTCGTCTCATAATCTTTGCTTGATCTTCACTAATGATTGCACCAAAAGTTGAGATTGCAGTGTGACCTAACCCAGTAAGACGAACAGCATCTAACGGAGATTCAACAACAATTAGGTCATGTGTTGAAGTTAATATCTCGACACCAAATACAGTTTTAGATTTCTTTACTCCTGCTGGTTGGTTCTTAAAGAAACGTCCACGAGCACCTTTCTCTTGCCATCCCCAGAGTGAGCCGTCATCAGGATCTCTAATAGGTAAAATCCATGCTTCGTTTTTTACATCCCACATAACTCCGTGTAGATCTACTGCATCTCTCTTTAAAAATCTTTTCTTTAACTCTATATCTGGTGCGTCGGTGTACACAACTAAACGAGCCTCTGACATAGGTATTTGTTCTGGTTCTGCTTGTACATATTGTGGTAGTTCTTTTATTCTTTTCATTAAAGAATCTATAGGTTTTTCAGCAGTATCATCTACGTAATCACGAGCATCGTGATAATCAATTCCTTTTACGTCAGCAATTAAAGTGTAGATGTTTCCTTTATACCCACAAGAAAAACAAATGTGAGCACCAGTCTCGCTGTTTATCCACCAAGAAGGTCTTCGATCTTCTTTACCTGTTCTTTGTTTATGCATTGGACAAAGACCATTTACTTCAGCACCCCTTTGGGCATACAGGGGTAACTCTAAAGAAAGTAAAACTTTTTCTACATCAATCACACACGACCCCAATCAGAACAGAATTTACATTTCAACATCTGTTCTTCATCATGGAAACAACCTGTTTCCCATCGCCAAGTTAAAGCAGTTTCACTAGGGCCACAGTTACGGCTTGCCACAATCTTTAACAACCTTATGTCTTCATCTTCCTCAATTGGTTCAAGGCCTAGGATTACATCAGAGTCTTGGAAAAAAGATGATGAGTATCCAATGGAGTCTGCAGTAACTTTTCCTGCACGCATCTTCCATAATAAAGTTTGTGTAGTAATAATTATTGGTTTATTAATTCTTTGAGCAAGTCTTTTTAAAGACCTAGTTACGTTTGTAATGGCTTGCGGAGTATTCATCTCACCACTAACCTCATCTAACATAAGGTAAACACCATCTACAAAAACTATATCTGGTTTTGTTTGTTCTATCTTGGCTGCTAAAGCAGAGACAGTAATACCGCTTACAGCATCAATTAAATGAAAAGAAGGTTCTGTCTCCATCTTATTTAATACTTCTATATACCTGTCCTCTTCGGCTGGTAATAACTTTCCTCGTCGTAATCTGCTATGAGATATGTTTGCTCTCATTGCATCGTGTCTTTGTTGTTGCTCGTGGTTGTTCATCTCAAAAGATTGAAACATAGGAATAAATCCTTGAGTGTGTACATTGACTGCCATCTTTAAAGCAATTTGAGACTTACCAGTTTTTGGTGGAGCAATGATAGTTATCAACTGACCGCCCTGTAATCCTGCGGTGGCTTCATCGATTTTTGAGAAGCCAGTTGGTATACCTAAAAACTCTTCGTTCTGTAATGCTTGATAATCTTTGTAACGTTGTTCAGTATTTTTTGTTAAATCTATTTCGTGAGTTCCAAGAACACCTTGTTCATTTACTTTGGTGATGGTTGCTTCCATGGCAATCAACGCAGCATCATGATTGTTTTCTTGTAATTGTTCTACAGCAGTTTCTAGTCCTTGACGAGTAAGAAGTCTTCGACGAAAGTCGACCATCGTGTCTAATAGATAATCAACACTATCTTGTACATCTAATACCTTATAGTTTGGATAGTGATCTTTAACGGTTACAGCAGTTGGAACTTCACTGTATTCGCCGTAATGTTTTCTAACAAAAGCCCATGCTTTACGGTTTTCATCATCTAAAAACCAAGACTCATTTACACCCCGTTGAAGAGCAGGGACAATGTCTCTATCACGTATTATCTTGCTAACTAAACGGTGTTCGTTATCTGCCGCCATTTTTGCCCCCTCTTACAAGTTCTTTAGTTCTACTCCTGCTGATCCATATCTTGCTACCCTACCAGGTATATCAACCACGCCACGAAGATTAGCACGGTACGGAATCTTCCTAATTAACTCATCTGGGTCAGCGTATAACTGCCAGTAGTTAAATGGGTTTACTATCTCCCGTTCTAATTTTTCAAAGGCTTTGTCTAGTAACTCTTCAGTCCAACCTGCGTCTGCGTACCCTACTAACTCAAGTGACAGACCATAGTCGTTAGACAACTTCCAAAGTTTATGAGCCCCCTCTAACTGTATGTCTCCTAATTTGTAATTAACTCTTGTAAGAAAAAGTTTTCCTGTTACTTCTTCTATTAAGTTTATTACTACATCTGTTACACACACTACTTGTGGAGAGGAGACGTTTGATATGTCTCCGTTTTTCATAGTACCTCGACTTTAGCATACCTAACTACAAAATCACGAAACGTCTTAGGATCTACGTTTGCTTGTTGGGCTAACTCTTCTGGAACTTCACTTGGAACAAGTATTGAGTAGTGACCTTTGTTTAGTTGCATCTTCTTGTTTACAAAGTTAACGTGCTTACACTTGAGCGTCTTCCTCCAGACAGGACAGTTACAACGAACTCTTTTTGTTCCTGTATCAACCTCAACTTCAAACACACCAGCAGCCTGAGATGAGATAAAGAGTTGAACTGTTCTCCAGGGACTCTCCATGCTCATACCTTTCATTGTGCGGCTCGCAAGTCTGCTCCGACTATAGGAACTCTTATGAAGGCTTCTTGAGCAAAACTAGCCATCGCTTCCTTGTACTCTGCTTCCCAATTTTCTAACCGTACATTGGTAGTAACGATTGTTGGCAGAGCCTTGTCGTATCTAAGACGAAGTATCTCATCAAAGGATGTGTCATCGTACTTTGAACCATATTCTTTTCCTAGATCATCAATTACAAGAATTCTTACATTTAACCAATCAAACTTAGA